ATATCCTACACCTGTTGTAGCTTGAGCATCAACAGTTCCACCTGTTGTTGTGTTAACTAAATCTATTTCTAGTATTTGATTCCTAACTGGTATCACATCATTTGATTTTGGAATTGCTGTTATGCGAATTTGTGTTGATGATGTACCATCTACATCTGATACTGCAGAAATTAATAATGCTGTTGTACTAATTGTACCATTAGCATAATCTACTGTACCTGCTTCTGAGTTTAGATATGTTCTTACTTGACCAGTGGATAAAGAATAAATTCGTAAATTACCAGAGCCATCATCATCAAAAAAGTATTCTGTTGTTGTACTATTATCTAGATAAAATCCTGTAGATGCAATTACTCCACCACCTACTGCATTATGACCTGAATGGGGATTAAAAAATGCATTGTTAAAATTAATATTATATGATGATGTTTCACTTACTGGTGTAAAAAATTTACCCAGAGTGACTGTAGTTGTATTATTTAATATAGATGTATCTGTATCATCAATTAGTCCTAATAATTTAGAATGTCTAAACGAACTATTAAACTCTTGTAAGTCTGTTGAGTTATAATTAGATATGGTTGTAGATATCAAACTTGCTAACTCATCTTTAGTAGATGTTGTTGCTGTTGAATCATAATTAAAGTTAACATTTAAAATTAAGAAAGTTGTTTCTGGGTCTACAACCACTGGTGTGACTGAAGCAACTTTAAATGGAGCAAATGCTGTGACTAAGTTACTCTTTTGTACAGTTGTTAAATTTTCACCTGTTGTAGATTTAATTGAGATAAACACTTTACCATATTCTGGGTTAGATGATACACCTGTACTTGTATCATAACTACCATCTTCTCCACCCCAAACAGAAACTGCCTGAGTGTTTGCAAATAATTTTTTAGTATAAGTTTTATAGTCATCTACTGTAACACATCTTCCTTGTGTTGCATAGTCTAGTGGAGCTTGTAATTTTATTGAATCTATACTTTCAGCTTCTGAACCACCAGTTGCACCTGATACAGTTGTAACTGTAATTGTTGAAACACCATCAATACTTGAAGGCGAACTAAAAGTTGATGCACCATTTGCTAAAGTTTTATTTGTGACCACATATTGTAGTACAACAATATTACCATCTGATAAAGCTTTACTAACTGTGCCATCACCAAAGTAAACTTCAAATAAACCACTATCAGTTTCTTGTAAATAATAAACAGTACTACTTGAGGTAAGTTGTGTTATGTCTGTTGCTTTAGTATAAGTTGTAGTTGATGTATCAGAGCTTGATGTTTGTATCTTAACTGTTAAAGTAGAAGTATCACTATTAGCATCACTTAATAAAAATCTTTGGTCAACATCAGAAGTATCTACTGTATATCTTGTTGTAATATAACTACCTTCATAAATTTTTACACTATCAAATGGAACAGCACTACCTGTATTACTTGCAGTCACATCAGCAATTGTGACAAACTGATAATCAGTTCCGTCAACACTTGTAGTAAATGCTGTACCTGCCGACATTGTTTTTGTATTAGAATTTGTTGTTAAATTTATATTAATTGTAGCATTAGATGCCTTTGCTGATGTTGTTTCATAACCTAAAGTTTTTGCATGAGATACCACACTTGAACGAAGTGATGCACTATCTAAAAACATTTCATTTGCCAACATGTTAGCATTGAATCCTAAGTAGTGAGTATTGTATGCAAGAGTATCTAATAGAATATTCATACCAGAACCTTCGAAGTCATAGTCTTTAAATTCTGTTTGTGCTTTTAAATATGTTTTTAAATTATCTTTGATGTTGTCAAAGTCTAATTCTGTTACTCTTAATCTTTTATCGTTTGTTGCCATTATCTTAATCTCTCTAACATGACTGATAAGTCTACTAGTTCTGTGGGTGCGTTAACTACATAAAATTCTATTGCTACATTGTAAATGTTTCTATCATAATCAGGTATTGCTCTAACTGATACTAATCTACATCTTGGTTCAAAGTTGTTAATAACATCTTCTATCTTTCTAGCTAGTACTGCAGAAACCATAGGTGATATATTTTCAAATAATAACTCACGAACCCCACCAGATATTTCTGGGTGGAATGGTTTCTCAAAAGCATTTAAGTTTATTAGATTTCTTAATGACCTCTTAACTGCTTGTATATCAGTTACTTTATTAACATCAGAACCTACAGTTTTCTTAGTAAAGAATAAATCTAAATCAGAATACTGTCTGGCATTACGACTGATATCATTTTGAGCTTGGGCATCTTTGTATGCGGACATTAGTAATCTCTAGTTATTTAATTATTATTTATAAGAGATTCTTTCACCTTATTAAGTTTTAACCATCTTCTTTCGATTATATCTTATATCATAATAAACAAATCCATTTGTGTCTTTTCTCCAATTACCCAATTCATCAAACTGCTGATTCTGAGTATAAATTGTTTGACCTCTTTCTGCTCTTGCAAATAATCTATCTTCTTCTTTCTTTTGTCTTCTTGCTATCTTATCATCATCCCAACCTCTTCTTTGATATCCAACAAATTTACCAGTTGCACCAGGGTAGTTAGGATAACTAGCAGGATACTTTTTCCATTTTCTAGGACTTCCTACACCACCTAAAAGATTATATGTTTTAGTTTTTTTCTTTCTGTTAGTACCTTCTGGCGGAATTGTTTCTTCCTTATCAGTTGTAGTAGTTGTAGTAGTTGTTTTAACTGTTTTAATTCCAGCAATCTCTCCTGTACTAACTACTGTATAACCTTCCTTAGGTGTATCTATAGGTGTATCAGTTTTAGTTTTTTCTTCTTCTACAACATCATCAGCAGCATTTCTTAATTTTGCTAATGCTTCATCTGAAGCTATAGTTTCAAGTGTAGGTGTAGAAGTAAGTTTTTCTTTTAATGATTCTTTAGATGGTATTTTTATATTAGAAGGTAACTCAATAGGAAGTGATTCACCATCTGGTAATTGTAAGTTTGGAAGTAAGTCACCGACTAAATCTTTTCCACCTGATTGTATTTGTGTAGCAAGAGAATCAATATCTAATCCTTTGTCCGCCATTGCAGTTCCAAACTGTGAAGTTATATTTGCTGTTTGTGCAGTAAACTGTTCAAGTCCTGCTTGGGTTGAGATGTCAATATCTGCAAGTGCTGCAAATTCTCCTTGCATATTTACATTAGGAATAGTAGGTAACTCTGGTATCATACTTGATACTGATGATATTAAATCTGTAACTTTAGATTCTACATCTGCGAGCATTGTGGATGCATCTGCTCCATGTTGAGCAACAAGACTATCCTTTAATGCTTTAGCATCTGTAAGAGTTTTATTTAATAACTCATTTACTCCCTCTAAATCTGCTGTTGTAAAGTCTGCCATTATGCTGTTCTTCTCCACATGTATGCTGTGATGTATGGTTGTACAATAGTATGAGCAGCACCACCACCAGTGGCACCAGATGTCATTGTTCTACTTGGGTCTGAATTATCAGACGCCGATGGTAAGTCTAGATTTTCATCTTCACCATTACCTCTTAAAGTAGTTTGGTGAGTATGTGATGGTAATTCAGCAATTGTTAATGTGTGAGTTTTTGAACCACCTGTTTCTCGTACTGCATCAAAATCAGTATCGCTTGAATCAACACCTACTATAACTCTACCTGTTCCAAATGCTGACCATGTTCCAAAACCTAATAGTGTACCAGGGTTTGTTGCAACACCAGCATTGGTGTAAATAGAACCAACGGGATAAATTGTTTCTAATACATGTAATCGTAAACCTTTATCACCACCTGTTAGATTTAATACTAAATCATTTGAATCATCTACATCAAGATTTATCTTAGTAGAATCTGTTCCGTCAATTTTTATATCTGCCATTGTTTTCTCCTATGCATTAGGTGCCGATGTTATGTTAGCAGCAAGACCTTCTGTATCAGTATGTGTATGAGTTGTAAGTGCAATAGTATTCGCAGTAACTTCTTGTGTAGTTGTAATTGTACTTCCACTACCAGAAAGATTTATAGTGCCTGATGAACCTGTAAAGCTAATCGCACTTGAATCACCAATGAATGTCATTGTACCTACTGCCTCTGATTTAATATCTAGATTTGTTGCAGCCTTAACTGTCATGGTTGTACCAGAAGATATAGATGTACTTGCAACACTAAACAAAGAAATATTATTAGATGAAATGAAACCAATATCTTTTGATGATACTAAAGTATAACTATCAGCTGTAGTAATGTCTAAAGTTCCACCAATCGTTCTTGTTTCTTTACCACCAATAGTAATATCACAATCTTTTGCTGTGCCTTTTTCTGTAGAACCTATTGCACCAGATACAGAATTAGAAATATTAAATCCATGATTACCTTTTATTTCTTCTTCTAGATTACCACCAGATTCTCCAGCACCAATCTTGACTTGTTCTGACCCACCAATCTTTCTAGTGAAGTCACCACCAACCTCTAGTATATAATCTCCCTCTATCAATTCTCTTTTAGTTCCACTACAAGTTAAATTAATATTGCCTCGTACATAGACATTAGAACCACCAGCAATCAATTCATAATTGTCACCTACAACCTTAACTGTCTTTGTGCCATCGGCAATTATTTCTTCATAAGTTCCAGCAGTATGTTGTGTGAATAATCTTTCACCATCTGGTGTATCATCTACTTCATGAATGTGACCTGATTCTGATTCGTATACATGATTAAAAGGATAGATACCTGTTACTTTACCAACCGCTTTTTTTTGTAATTCATCTACACCTAAAATTCTTCCAAAATCACCTACATCTCTTGTGTCGCCTGGTTCATATCCTCGTGGTATCGGTTCATCAAAACTTCCAGCAGTTTCTTTTTTACTTGTTGTTGATACTGTTGATATATGTGGTTTAGTTGCTGTGGGTATATTTTTAAATTGTGTATCTCTACGATTAATAACTGACTTGTGAGTTTCAGCATCATCACCTCTTGCAAGTCTTGATACATCTGATTCATTTAATCCATGACCAGAATGTATAATTGATTCAGACGGATATTCTCCCTCTGGGTCATTAAATCCTTTTGTGATATCTGATTCAGATTGTGGAATGCCTGGCAAAGAACCGATAATGAGTGGTTGTTGTCTTTCGTTTGCATCACGAAAGAATCCAATTACCCATGAACCTTCTGTTAGAAAACTAGGTGTGTTTCCCATGCCTTGCATGGATGGGTCGGTTACAGGGTGCATGACATGAGCCCATGGTAAATCTTCTGATGGGATATCATTTAAATCTTCTGTGTGGTAACCTAGACAACGGACTTGTACTCTACCAAGTTTTGCAGGGTCATTACGATTTTCTACAACACCAGTAAACCATACAAAGCCATCGAGGCCCATGAAATAGTTTTCGTTCATAGAAACTATTTATACTAC